TGCTTCATTGGCTGGTGGTGCAACTGGTATTCAAGTAGCAATTGATAACAATGGCTTGAATGTTAACTATAGCAAAGCTCCAACCGATATTACAAGAGGTGACTTTGAAGATGCTAATCCGTTTAAAGGATCTGGTGCAGGTACTGGTATCGATGATGGTACAGATATTGACATTCCAGAAGTTAACTTGGAACTTCAGTCTGAGCCAATCGTTGCTAAGACAAGAAAACTAAAAGCTGTTTGGACTCCTGAGTTTGCTCAAGATCTTAACGCTTACCACTCAATCGATGCTGAAGCAGAATTGACTTCAATGTTGTCTGAGTATGTATCAATGGAAATTGATTTAGAGATTCTTGATATGTTGATTTCTTCTGCTCCGACTACTGAGTATTGGTCAGCAGTAAACAATGAGTTCTGGAACGGTACATCATTCGACGCTGCAGCTGCAGTTGGATCTGGTGGGTTCTATAACACTCAAGGCGGATGGTTCCAAACTCTTGGTACTAAACTGCAAAAAGTTTCAAATAAAATTCATCAGAAAACATTGCGTGGTGGTGCTAACTTCTTAGTAACATCTCCAGCAGTAGCAACTATCCTAGAATCTATTCCTGGATTTGCTGCAGACACAGATGGAAATAAAATGGAATTTGCAGCTGGTGTACAAAAGATTGGTGCAATCAATAACCGTTACACAGTTTACAAAAACCCATACATGAAAGAGAATGTAATCCTAATGGGATTCAGAGGAGCACAATTCCTTGAGACTGGAGCAGTTTTCTCTCCATACGTACCTCTTATCATGACTCCATTGGTATACGATCCGGTAAACTTCACTCCACGTAAAGGTGTTATGACACGTTACGCGAAGAAAGTAGTTCGTCCAGAATTCTACGGAAAAGTATATGTCAAAGGATTAGAGACTCTTTAGTATTTAAATAGTTAAACACTTTTTGATTTAAAGAATTAATAATTGAGTTTAAAGGGGGTGGCTTCGGTCATCCCCTTTTTTACTGTTTTTGATATTTATATAAAAAAGAAATAATATGGCAGTTCCAAGAATAAAATACGAAATGTTTGCTGATATTCGATATGAAGGTAGGCTAGTAGATGTATTAGACCGTATACGAGCTATACGTTTAGTTTTAATGGTACATATAGAAAAAGACTTAGGACCAAAAAAAGAATTAATTAAAATTAAAATTCTAAGTCCATATCCCCCAAAACAAACATTTGACGCAATTCGACAAATTTGTTTAGGCAAGATAGAAACATTAACAGATCTATCTTACAGACAATCAACACTCACAAAATTAAGTTAATAAAGGTTATAAAAATGCCAACATCAAATCGTGTCAAAACCCCTCCAAAAAATAGTATTAAATTTTCTATAACATTATCAGAAGAACAAAAAATTGCAAAATCAAAAATATTAGAAACACCATTTAATTTTATATTAGGTAAAGCTGGTAGTGGTAAAACATTATTAGCAGTACAAGTAGCACTAGACAAATATTTTAAACGTGAAATAGATAAAATTATAATTACTCGACCAACAGTGTCAACAGAAGATAATGGATTTTTACCAGGTTCATTAGAAGAAAAAATGAGCGAATGGCTAGTTCCAATCAGAAGTAATATGCGAAAAGTATATAATAAACCTGAGCTATTAGAAAAAATGGAAAAGGAAGAAAATATCGAATTGGTTTCTTTAGCACACTTTAGAGGACGTACTTTTGATAATTCTATATGTATTGTAGATGAGTTTCAAAACTTAACTAAACAACAATTACAAATGGTATTGAGTAGATTAGGAAAAGGATCTACTATGATATTATGCGGTGATAGATATCAAATTGATTTAAAATTTAAAAATGATTCTGCAATACACGATGTTCCAAAAATTAAAGAATCTCGTTATGTAAATGAAACTATTTTAACAGATAACCATCGACATGAATCTTTAGAAGAGATTTTGAACCTTCTAAATGAAAAGTATTGATATTTATTATAAAGGATATTAATGGACTACTCAGAAAATAAACCAATATGGCCCGGAAGCTCTTCATTTAGCCCCGGAAAAACACCATTTGGTTTCTTTGATACTGATACAGCATTCCAATCAGAAGCTGACAGCTTTGCACAATTTGCTGCAAATAACGTCGGATATCCAATTATGGATGTTGAATTAATAGATATAAATTTTTATACAGCTTTTGAATCTGCTGTTATTGAATATTCTAATCAGGTAAATCAAATTAATATTGTTAATAATTTAATAAATACATTAGGTGTTGAAACGGGATCTGATTTTTTAACTAATGACGGATTCACCGGAGCGTTGGTAGGAGGTAATTTAAGCTATATAACTAGACTATCAAAAGCATATGGAACAGAGGCAGATTCTGGTGGTGATGTTCGTTGGTATAGTGCATCGATTGATGTTGTCGACGGCAAACAAACATATAGTATTAGAGATGCTGTATCTGCATCATTAGGAGTAGATATAACAGATAATAATGGAGTTGAGATACGTAGAGTACTTCATGCACCGCCACCTGCGATTGTTAGATACTTTGATCCATTTGTAGGAACAGGTATGGGTTCACAAAATATGATGGATGCATTTGACTTTGGTGGATTTTCTCCTAGTGTAAACTTTATGATGATGCCATTACATATGGATTTGTTCCGTATACAAGGTATTGAGTTTAATGATCGTATACGTAAATCAGCATTTTCTTTTGAGATTCACGGAGATGACATAAAATTATATCCAGTACCTGGTACTCAAGGAACAATATCTACTCCATTTTATGATAAGGTTTGGTTTGAATTTATATATGAAAAAGATAAAACTAATAGCGGTGTGTTATTTGGGAATAGCGCACTTCTAAACGGAGTAGTGTCAGACGCATCTAATATACCATATTCATATCAAAAATACGCTAACATTAATGATATGGGCCGTAGCTGGATATATAGATATGCATCTGCCATTGTGAAAGAAACATTAGGCTATGTACGTAATAAATATTCGTCAGTCCCAATACCAAATGGAGAAGTAACCTTAAATGGTGCTGATCTAGTATCACAAGGGCAATCCGAAAAAGAAGCATTGATAACACAACTTAGAGAATTTTTAGACAAATTAACTAAAGAACAAATGTTAACAAGACAAAATACAGAAGCAACACAACAAATGGAAATATTAGGAAAAGTTCCATTAAAAATATATGTAGGATAGGGGGGTAGATTATGGCATTGTTTGGAGGTCAGAGGGATGCTAAATTTTTAGCTTCAATTAATTCAGAACTAATAAACGCTGTCATTGATACAGAAATTGAATTTTATAAACTTGTAGTTGAGTCATCAAATTCGAATTTATACGGTGAGTCTGAATCTAAATCATATTATGACTCTATATTGATTCCATGTCTAATTACTAAAGACGATAAAAATTCTAGTATGGATGATTATGGACATACATATACTCGTACTTCTAAATTTGCTATTGCTCGTGACATTCTAGTAAAAGCAGACTTTTATCCAGAAGTGGGTGATATTGTTTTTTGGGATAATGAATATTTTGAATTAGACAACGTAGATTCTAATCAATATTTTGTAGGTAAAAATCCTGAAACATGGCCTAATGGAACAGATCATGGATATAGTGTGTCAGTAGTTGTTGATGCACATGCAACTAGACAAACGCCACAAGGTATTTTAGATATGCGCTTTGGTGGTAATAATAATTCACCTGCATATAAAGGAGATTAATGCCAAAGTATAATAGAAAAAATATCGATCGAAAAACAAATAAACCAAATCCTGATAGAACAGATGGATTAGGAGCTGATCCAATCTTAAATAGAGCGGAACAGACACGTCGTGATGATGATGTAATTCGAAGTGCATCTCGTACGATATATGATATTGACTATGCAATAAAATGGTATATTGAAAATGAAATCGAACCTCAAATTACAGCAAATAAAAATTTAATACCAGTTCCTACTATTTTTGCTAATGGTGAAAAGTGGGATAATGTTCGTAGATTAGGATATATCCGAGATGAAAAGGGAATGTTACAATCTCCTTTATTAATGCTTAAACGAAATTCAATGTCAGAACGTGACAACAGAAAGGGTTTAGATGTTAACAGAAAGTTAACTGATAATCGTTTAATTTATCGATCTAAATATAATAGTAGAAATAGATATGAAGATGAACTATTTCCTATACCAACAAATCCTAAGCAGAAATCACAAAAAGTATTTGTAGTAGATGTTCCTAAATATGTTACTATTGAATATGATTTGATGCTCTGGTGTGATTTTACTACACAAATGAATGAATTAGTAGATCAAATATTACCATATGGTAGATTTGCTTGGGGAAATGAACAAAATCGTTATGAAACTATAATTGGAAATGTAAGTTTCGAAACGGTTAATACGGTAGGAGAAGATCGATTAGTTAGAGCCACAATACCATTAACAGTGCACGGAACATTATTATCAGAACACGAAACTAAAATATCTACACTGCAAAAAATGTATTCAGTAAAAAAATTAGTATTTCAAACAGTTATTGATATTGATAGTAATATATTTGAAACAACAAAAATCCCTACACAATTATTGAATTCATCTCAAACTATTGTAGGTGGAGGTACTGTAATTGTTAATGGCGCTGGTGGTAGTCGTACGACGATCGACGGTAATGTATTAACATATTTAACTACATTAACAGATAAAACTGCAACATATGTATCTGCTACTACAGTAACAGTAAATGCAATACCAGCAATTAATCCAAGTAATTTACAATTTGCAAATGTAAATGAATTTGACGTATATGTTAATGGACAATATATTGATAGTAGTGGGTACACATGGACACCTAATGAAAATGCAACACAGACAATCGTATTTGATACAAATGTATTGGGATATGATATTATAGATACCGATGTAATTATTATTAACGGGAGATGGCAATAATGGCTAGACAGATTCGACCGGGACAAATACAAACGGGGTCTTTATATAATATATCCTCATCATTTGCAATAACTGCTTCTTATGCATTAAATTCAACATCACCATTTCCGTTTATTGGAGATGCTCAAATTACTGGTTCATTGGATATTAATGGTACTGGTGGAGATATATTTCTTATTAAGTCCTCTAGTATTGATGTTTTAACTGTAGAAGAATCTGGCGCTGTTACTATAACTAATGATGCCCCAACAATGTTTCTAATTAGAGACACATCATTTGCTCCCATCTTAGCTGTCTCAGAAAGTGGTGTTGTAATATTTGCAACTCAATCAGTACAATTAACAGGAACGGCACCAGTAGGTGCAATATATTTTACATCATCTAGTTTATTTGTAGGACTAGATTAATTTAAGTACACATATATTTATATAAAAAGAAAAAGGAAATACGAATGGCAAATTGGAAAAAGGTAGTTGTATCAGGCTCAGCAATATCCCAATTAAATAACGATGCTGGATACTTAACGTCAATATCAGCCCAGAATGCATTTGCAACTGCATCCTTCGATGGCACTGAATTATTAGCAAACGATGCTAATGGAAATCTAACATTTGCTTCATCATCAGATCAAGGACTTACTATTTCAGCTGATGCAGGATCAGATACATTAACATTTGGTTTAAATGCTATCCCAAACACATCTTTAGCTAATAGCACTATAAGTAGTAAGTATCATCAGCTGCATATAATGGTTCGACAGCTAGAACAGCAGCAGTTGGTGCTGGTACACATATTACTGTAAATGCCAATGACGTTGCAGTTAATACCACTACATTAATAGACGCAATTTCTGGATCTATCATAGATACAATTGCGGGAGATGTAAACGTCGACGCTGATGGGGTTTCAACTATACAGGCTACTGCAGTAGAAGGCACCATGTTAAATACAAATGTTGCTGATACGACTACAATTGAAGTATCTAGTAACACTTTATCTGTGCTTAAAGTACCTAATGCGTTAACTGTAGATAATGCTACAATACAATTAAATAGCGGAACCACTTTTGATGGATCTGGTGCTAGAACAATTAGCGTTAAAGACGGCGGAATTGATGCAGATGCATTAGCTGCAAGTGTTGCAGGAACAGGATTAAGCGGAGGTGCTGGGTCAGCATTAAGTGTTGATTATGGATCAACTTCCGGTACAGCAGTACAAGGTAATACAACTATTACTCTTACGCAAACCGCTGGTGAAATTGACATTACAGGAACTGCAGCACAAGCGTTAGGCGGAGCTCCTTCATATACTATAGGATTAGCTGATACAATTTCTGGCAACAGAACATTCTCGGGTGATACTATTACAATCAACAATGATCTTATTGTACAAGGCACAGCATCTTTCCAAAATACTACTAATTTAGAAGTAGCAGATAGATTTGTATTGTTTGCTTCTGGATCAACTGGTACTGGCGATGGTGGTATTGTAGTGCAGCAAGCAACACAAGATGTTGGTGAATTATTTGGTTATGATTCGGGAGAAACACGTTGGGGCGTAACAAGTAGTTTCTCTGCTGATAGTGCAGCATTTACACCAGACGCATTCATGTCAGCGGTAACAACTCTATCAAGTACTAATCCAAATACATCAGGACCAGCAGCTAGATATAATAAATCAGGTAACATATACGTATCATCAGGAGATGAGAGTATTTGGATATATGCATAATATTTTATATATTATAAAAAGAGTTACAAGTAAATATATGGGGTTTAGAGCATCTAATACGATCACCAAAAAAGAAACTAACGCAAAGTCACAATCTGACGTCAACTTGAATGAAACAGAAATTGTGACTTTGCTTTCTTTGGTTAAACGATCAACGTTTAGTGGAGAAGATATCGAATCACTATATAATCTCGTATTAAAATTACAACAACAATATGTAAATATTAAAAAATAAATAGTTATGATATTATTCTCGATTGAAAATTTGTCTATAGAAGAAATTGCAGCAATGCGACAATCATTAAATGTAATTGACATAAAAGGTTCTTCGGCTCAATTTATTGCTACACTACAAACTAAACTAGATAATGAAATAAGTTCAGCACAACATATTTTAAAACAAGAAGAAGAAAAAAAATCTCTAGGCATCGAAGAAATCGAAAAAGCTCAACCTGCAAAAAAATTAACCCGTAAAACTAAATCATAACATATTTATAATAAATTATTGGCCCTTACGGGAAGTGGGCAACACACATTTGTTGTAACCAACCATAATTAAAATTATATGCCTAACTGGAAAAAAGTAATAGTAAGCGGTTCTGATGCTGCATTAAATTCTCTATATGTTACTGGCGCAGTAACAGCCTCTGCTATATCAGCATCATATATTGATTTAGACCCTCTACCATTAGGATCAGACCCCGATTACAAAGAAGGCAGAATATTCTACTCATCAGAAGATGGTGCTTTATCAGTATATAATTCCGAAGCAGATATTACCTTACAAGTAGGCCAAGAGTTTTGGAAAAAAGTAAAAAATGGATCAGGTGTATCAATCTTAAATGGAACCCCCGTTAAGATATCCGGTTCATTAGGAGGTAATCCTCTAGCATACCCCGCAACATCACCTGACCACACTACGGGAGGTGGTATAGAGTTTGAAAATCATATTATTGGTATTACAACTCATGACATAGGGGCAAATGGTGTTGGGTTCGTAACTGAACTTGGCACAGTTAACAATGTAGATACTTCAAACTTTACTGCAGGAGATACTTTATACCTACAAACCGGATCCCCAGCAACACCTGTAGATTATTTTAGAAATGATCCACCTCCATTCCCATATGATATTATTCAAGCAGGTACAGTATTGGTAA